TCATATTTGGCTTTAAGAGCCGTTTTTTGTTCAGCGGATGCTAGTTTGTACTCTGCGGCAAATACGGCCTTTAAATCGTCCATATTGGCAGCACTTAGCATCTTAGTAATTGCAACATCCATATCAATTGTGCTTGCAGGGACAAATGGTTTTGGCCTAGATGCAGCGTTGCCATCATCATCTTCACTTGCAATCCCTAATGCAGCTTGCAACCCATACCGTTTGCCGTATGAGATAGCAGAGCCAAAGCCTTGTGCATCTTGCTTGGTGGCAGGTACAAACAATTGCCCGCAAGATAACTCTTGACCCGACTCATGTATCAACACCGTTTCTACAATCACGCCATTGGTTGCTGTGTGCAGCTTTTGTACAAACGCCAATCCATTGCTAGATAGCGCAGGTCGCACAGCGTCTATGACAGATGCCAGGCTTGAGTATGCAGATTTAAAGTGGGGATTTTTTGCGTCTTTGGCGGCATGGTTCATTGCTGACTGCGCCTTGACTAATGCTTTTGCTAATTCATTCATATATCACCTATATTGAGTTGTCCTGTCTGAGTGACAGTATGCGTAATTTAAGGTATCTGAAATGCCGTGTCAAGTGTTGATTTAAGTTAGCTTATTCAGTATCATTAAATCATGACAAATTCAGAAATAATTAACATCTGCGGCGGTACTACAAATGTAGCAAAGTTGTGCGGCGTAAGCCCTGCGGCTGTGTCTATGTGGCGTAAAGCAAACATTCCGCAAGAAAAGATGATGTACTTGGCTGCACAGCTAGAATTGCTGACTAATGGCGAGATCAGCCGTAAAAAATTGTTTCCTACCCAATGGGATATGATTTGGCCTGAATTGCTGTAGTAGCTCAGTTGGCAGAGCACTTGACTTGTAATCAAGGGGTCGTGAGTTCGATTCTTACCTACAGCACCAAATTTGTGTATAATTAAATCGTTGTCTTGGCCGACAAACGAAGCCGTTTTAGCGTATATCTTGATTTTTTGATAAGTTCCATTGGACGATTTATCAAAAAATGTCCCCACAAAAAGGGGTCGGCCAACAAGATATACCCTAAAGCGGCTTTTTTATTTGCCATGCATCCGTACTCCACACGATAGTAAGGGCCTACATGGGCTGCGTGGAAGTAAACATAGGCTGTTGCACACCCCAACGTACGCCTCGCTGACTTAAATGGGTACAGCACAAGTTTAGTGGACATGGTGATACAAGACACTAAACGATTGAACATTCACTCCGGTAGGTTTGGTATCTACGATGTGATTAATGAAATATATGTGTATAACTTCTGTGTAGGTATGGAACAGGATCGATAAGACAAGGCTCTTATCACCCTTGGAGTAACTATTGTTCAGCACGATAACCACATCAATGTTATTAACATAGGGTAAACACCTAGTGATAAATAACTTGACAAGATGTGTTAAGCTAACTGAACATATAGGCAAAAGGAGGCCCTATGGAAATTGTCGCAGGTTTTGCCATTGCCGTGTTGGGTTTTGCATTGCTTATCTCGGTTGTGTTTTTGATTGTCTATGTATCAGTAAGGTGGCTGAATTGAGAAAAAAAGTTCCGGTGTTTTTACGGCAAACAAATTACAAAGGTTTTACTTTGGAGGATGCAGCACACAGGCCAAACAGCTTAAACGTTTTACGATTTCCAAGCCGTATTGCTCAAACGCTTTTTTATCCCGATGGGAGGATTGAACGTGTCAAAAAATCAGAAACGGTTGTTACAAATACTTAAAGAGAACAACAGATGGTTTACGGCGTTTGAACTAGCTGATCTGTTGAATATGTCCCCACGGCGGGTCTATGTGTGGATGCAATCTAAAACTTTTTCGATGATGGAATGTGATTTAATACCGCACGATGATCCGGTGCATAAAGAGATCAAAGCCTGGCGATTTCCGAACTTTACGGGAGACAACGCAAAGGTGGCATTAAAACTTTCAAAAATGTTTAGCGGATGGTATGGACAACTCTATTGGGCAACCGACAAGGAAATTTTGCACAGCTTGTCAAAAAATTAGGATTATGGATGGGGGCGTTATGCAACGGGGCAAAATCAACAGATGGAAATGTTGGGAATGTGTAGCTAAAACGCAGGGCTCTATTTACTCAGCTAGGGGGAAGAAATGAACGTGTTTAGATGGTTTTATCGGTTTGGCAAAAAAACGCCTCAAAAGCCTAAAGAATTGATTTGCGAGGGATGTGGACAAGTATGGTCTACCCTTGATGATGGCTTTTGTGATTGGTGCAACAGATATTTTAAGGCGCACAAATGAACGAACGAATCAAACAACTTGCTGAACAGGCCGAATTAGTTTTCGAAAGCAACGGCAACCTCTATGCGCTTACTAATGACTTGGACTGTCTCGAACGCTTTGCCGAGCTAGTGCGCCAAGATGAGCGTGAGGCGTGTGCGAAATTGTGTGAGGAATATTTCACGCCGAACCTTGGTAAAGAAATAGCCGCAGCAATCAGAGCAAGGGAAAACACATGAGTATCACAGTTATGAAGCAAGCGTTGGAGGCGCTTAAAGGAAACTGCACAAACCCAGTTGCAGACCCAGAACAAGCTGCCGCAGAAGACAAAGCCATCACCGCCCTACGCCAAGCCATTGAGGAGGCAGAGAATCAAGAGCCTGATTTGCCGCCAGTAGAAATTGGGGTTGATGTAACGGAGCATGGGACAACGGTAGTGGCTTTTTACCGCAGACCAAACGCTGTGATGGAGATGTTTTATTCACAGTTTCACCCACAGCCAAAACAACCAAAGAACCCATCAATACGCATACAAAACCATTCCCACACAGACCACCCTATGCAGCACTGGGATAGGACTTGTCCCGCTTGTGTCGCTGATAGCGAACCATTAGCGAACCCAATAGCGAACCAACCCGAAACTTCTGGTTCGCCAATGCCTGTGGCGTGCAAACACAAAAGATATTCCAACGATGTAACCGAAGATATAGCAACTTGCTATGACTGCGGGGCAGAAGGTCGTATGCGTTTTGTTGCTAATGACACCGCACCACCACGCAAAGAATGGGTCGGGCTGACGGATGAGGAGCTTGTTAGTGCATATGAAGTTTACGCAAAATGCCAAGAAGAAGGTATGGAGATAAGTGGGTGGGTAGATTTTTACCGTGCCATCGAAGCAAAACTTAAGGAGAAGAACACATGAGCTTTGATGAATTTTGGTCAAAATACCCTCGCAAAGTTGCCAAAAAAGAGGCGATGAAAGCGTTTAACAAGCTAACACCAATGGAACAAGATTTAGCTTGTTGCGCTATTGATGATCATTTGGAATATTGGAAACTAAAAGAAACGGGCATAGAGTACATTCCGCATCCGTCTACATGGCTCAATCAGGGCCGCTATGAAGATGAATTGGATATGCAGCCTAAGGTTAACAAAAAGCCGCCTTTGCCTTGGTATAGCACCGAACAGTTAACAATGGATAAGGCCCGTGAATTGGCTATGAACCCACGCCCAGGTGAGGACATGGCTCAATTTAGAACCAGGATTGCACAACGCATTGCGGAGGCAGCGTGAATGAGTTGGCTCTTTTCGCAGGTGCTGGTGGAGGAATACTTGGGGGACACCTGCTTGGATGGCGAACTGTCTGCGCCGTTGAGTGGGAACAATACCCAGCAAGCGTATTGTGCGCCCGACAAAATGACAAAATTCTCCCGCCTTTCCCGATTTGGGATGATGTTCAAACCTTTGACGGCAGACCGTGGCGAGGAATTGTTGACGTTGTATCTGGAGGATTTCCGTGTCAAGACATTAGCGCAGCTGGACGAGGCGCAGGAATTGAAGGAGAACGATCAAGTATGTGGAAACACATGGCAAGGATCATTGGCGAGGTTAGACCCCAATACGTCTTTGTGGAAAACAGCCCAATGCTCACTACTAGAGGACTTGGAGTTGTCCTTGCAGACCTTTCCACGTTGGGGTTCGATGCAAAATGGGGCGTTGTATCTGCTGCCGACATTGGTGCAAACCATCAGCGTGAAAGAATATGGATTAGAGCCGAACAACGAAACTTTTTTTCACACACCGAATACAACGGGAATGGACGGTGGGAGCAACAGTCGGAAAGCATTAAAGAAACGGTTGGAAATTTGGCCCACACCTCGGAGTTGCAGCGCAATGGCGGCAACAATAACACCGGAATCTGCTTGGAACGAAAAACGCAACCCGAATTTGGAAACGATAGTGGGTCAAAGAATATGGCCAACACCAACATCACACAACGCAAAGGAAACAAATGCTCCCAGCGAATCGGAACGAAATACGCCGACTTTGGCAGCGCAAGTTGGTGGTCATTTGAACCCAACGTGGGTAGAGTGGCTAATGGGGTGGCCGCCAGAATGGACAGACTTAAAGCCATTGGAAATGGACAAGTCCCTTTATGTGCAGCAACAGCTTGGGAACTCTTAAAATGACAGATTACAGCCCGCACCCAGCGATTGAATACATTTGGGAAAACGCTCCCGCATACGCTAAGGCAAAAGGCGATTTGGCTAGTTTGGAAGTATACAAATCAAGCCTCAAAGCCATTGAAATGAAAAAATCCAATGAAACAAGCATAGGCGCACAAGAGCGAGAGGCATACGCTAGTGAGAATTATGTGCAATTGTGCACCGCAATAGGAGAGGCCACAGAAAAAGCAGAATTGTTGAAGTGGCGGCTAGAGGCGGCAAGGATGCGTTTTGATGCCTGGCGCACGGAACAGGCAAGTAACCGACAAATGGACAAAATGACAAAATGAGCGCAAATGAAAGGCAAATAGGCGGATCGCACTATAGCAAAAATGCTATACAAGTTTGGGATTTTATTATTTCAAACAATCTTGGTTATTTAGAAGGCAACATCATCAAGTATATATGCCGATACCAAGCAAAAAATGGGATACAAGATTTACAAAAAGCACGGCATTACATAGACAAACTTATTGAAATTAAGGGGGAACAATGAGCGCATGGTTAATCATCGTAACAGGGCTTATCTACGCATATATCGCCGTAGAACAAGGCTTAAAAGGCAACATGGCAATGTTGATTATTTATGGTGGATACGCTGCAAGCAACATCGGCCTTTATATGATGGCATCAAAATAATTTTGATTCTTATAATTTTATGGGGTGTACTATGATGGACTATTCGGGTTGTTTGATTAAGTTAACGGCTGAGATTAAAGATTTTCGCAAATGTATGTTGAAAGATGAATTTCGTGAGGCGTTGCAAACCGCTGAGGAAATTAGCTATTTGGCCCGTTGGCTAGAAAATTGGACATACGAGCAAATTAAAAGTGGCAAGTAAAGAGCAGCGCAAGCATTACGATAAATTGGCTCAATTGGGCTGTAGTTTGTGTCGGCATTTAGGATATGGTGAAACACCTTGCGAGATTCACCATATCCGACACGCAGGGCGGCGTGATCTTGCGCCTGTGATTGGGCTATGTCCTGAGCATCACAGAGGTAACACGGGCGTGCATGGCATGGGCCGCAAAGCCTTTGCAAAACATTATGGTGTGACTGAGGAAGATTTGTTAGAACAAACTAAAGTTCTAATGGATCAAAGCCAAGTTCTATAGCGATCCGGTGGGCATGGTTTCTAAACACTTGATCGTGCTTATCCCAATACTTGGTTTTGCCTCTTTTCATGTGGATCATTTCGTGCGCCATTGTCTTTAGCACGGTTTCCAAATGCGCGTTTTTAGCTTTGGATATGGTTAAAACGTGCTTTTCTTGCAAATCATCATAAACATAAGTGCCCATTGCATCGGTTTCGTTGGTCACTTGAAAGATGATTTCATCGGTGGGCGGCATCTTCCAGGCATCAAAGGGTTTGAGTTTGAGCAGCATCAAGTAAATTGCCTCTAACTTGCCGGAAGTAAGTTTCATGCTTAAACCTTAATAATTTTGCCCCGAAATACGACTTCATCTTCGCCAAGAACTTGTACAAGTTCCGGCATCAACAACATTCCTCGATCAAAAGTTAACACGGCAAAGCCTGAACGCCAATCTTTAGGATTGTCCTCCGTGTAATCAGCAAACTGCATATTGTTGGGTTCAGCCAAAGTGCCTGTTTGAACGCCCCAAAGTGTGCCCGTATAGTTTGTTATGGGTTGTACGGCTAAAACGTGCGTATGGCCCGTTATGATGTTTACGCCGCTATTTAAGACGTTGGCATACCCTGCGTTGCGCCCGCCCTTAAATCTATGCTTAATAACGGTATCTTCATTGACCCAATAAGACCAACAAGGTTGCCATCGTGGGAAATGATCTTTAAGCGTAAACCCTTTTACGCCCTCAAACTGCGAGGAATTGTTTGCCAATACGGTTTCAAAGCGGGCATCGTGATTGCCCATTGTCCAAATTAGTTCACAGGACTTAACCAAGTTTTCAATTTCACCTAAATAAAACTGACAAGCCTCTAATTCTTGCTTAACGGTTGGTTTAGAGTCCCATCCAATACGAGGAAACCGACTGATCGCACCGCCATCAAATGCATCACCATTACAAACAATGGCAGCGGGCTTTAATTCTTTAATTAGTTTTAGTAAGGCTCTAAACGCTGTGGTAGTATCGTCAGGCCAAAAGTGTGCATCGGAAAATACAATCACCACGCCCTTTTCTAGTTCTATGCCCCGCCTCACTTGTCCTGGCGTTTGATGTATCTTTTTAGGCTGAGGTTGTATAGGCTGTTGCGGGTTAGTAGTTTCTAAATTTATTTTGTGCTTTACTTCAATACCTCTACGTCTAGAATAAACAGCCCGCACCGTCATACCTAGATGTTTAGAAACTAGCGCAGGTGAGCCAAGTTCATTCCATACTTTGACGAATTCATCATCTGAGACATATAACGTCATATCAAGCCTTAACTTGTTAAGCTAGTTGAAGTATACTAGATAAGTATTACAAAACAAACAATTTTATATGCAAACATTCAAATTACCGTGGCCTCCGAAAGAATTAAACCCAAACAAAAAGTTGCATTGGGCTGTTAAGAGCAAGTTTGCCAAAGCGTATCGTGAGCAATGTAAGTTGTTGACGCTAGCCGCAGGGCTGACTGTTCCGCCGGACGGAAACATTAACCTGTGGATAACTTTTTATCCGCCTGATCGCCGCCATCGTGATGACGATAATATGATCTCAGCGTTTAAAGCGGGTCGTGATGGAATTGCAGATGCCTTACAAGTTAACGACAAAAGGTTTAGAATACATCCACACCTAGAAGATAATATTGGTGGCTATGTAGAGGTAGGCATTACTTGACTATCCTATGAAATAAGGCACAATTACATAATGGAAAAAGAATCCGCCGCATTTATAGCTGTGATGTTGCATAGCGCAACGATTGCCCATTTTCAGCATTTGGCAACGGATTCCTATGCAAAACATAAAGCGTTGCAAAAATACTATGAAAGCATTGTGGATTTGGTGGATACATTTGCTGAGAGTTATCAGGGCAAATATGAGCAGATCAAAAAATATCCCAATGACTTCCACGGCGAAAAAGAGCCAATAAAGTATTTTGAGGGGCTAAAGGATTTTGTAGAGGATAGTCGGGAACACTTGCCAAAGGATACCGAACTGCAAAATATCGTAGATGAAATTGCAGATTTGATTAACAGCACGTTGTACAAACTA